TAATATCCCCTATGGTACGCACCTTGAAGCTCATGACGGTATCCTCATACTTGATGGAGAACCAGTATGTGTCGCAACCAGTCAGAACGGGCTGGATTACTTTGCCCAGAATGATGATGGTCAGTGGAAGGAGCGTGGAAAGCTGACTATTGAAATCACCTCTATGCTGGCAAGGAGAGACAGAAAGTACCAAGCCAGATGGGATAAGGTTGGCAACGACTCTATTTGTGAGAAGTATCACAGGAAAGAACATGAGGATTTCTGGCTCTGGAGTCCTGATTTCTATACCGCCCCCATTGCGGATTTGCGGCACATCAAAGAACTTATCAATATTTGAAAGGAAGTGGCTATATGTATCAGGTCATTAAAGACAATGTAGTAATGGCTTATGTGGATCAGCCTGTTTTCATTCGTTTGCATGAGAACGGTTGCTATGTACCCGCAACCGAGGGGGAAGCCCAGGGGCTTGCTATTCAAAGTGCGCCCTATCATATCCTTGGCAGAGACAACCTCCCTGGAGCAGTTGCTACCGTTGTGATCTCTAAGATTGACGGAGGCATTCTGGCTGCGGAGCAGAAGCGGATCATTGATGGGCTGATTGTGAACATTTTGGAGGGTTGAGTTATGAACAAGAATTATATCGCACAGCTTTATAATGATGCTGCTCTAACCAGTGCTGGCGTGTTGAATGCCGTTCAAAAGGGGTGGATCACTACGGAAGATGCCGTGGAGATTCTGGGCAGCGACACGGAGATTGACACCATTCGAGAGGCAAAGCTGCTGGAAATCTCTAAGGCGTGCAACAGCGTTATCGTGGCCGGCGTGGACGTACAAATTGGTGAGCGTGTTGACCATTTCAATCTGGCGTTGGAAGACCAAAGCAATATCAACAACCTATTCCGTGTGGTTGAGCTTGGCGGCACGGAGTTCCCCTATCAGGCCGATGATGGCACCTGCACGGTTTACTCCGCTCAGGAAATTGCGCAAATCTACATCACGGCCCAGAGTCATATCACAACACAGACTGCATACCACAATGCGCTCAAGGCGTATGTAAATTCACTGGAAACCAGTGAAGAAATCACGGTAATTCAGTACGGGATGACTCTCCCCGATCCTTACGCTACTGAGTTGGCAGGCAAGTTAGCGGTCGCCCAAGCGCAAATGCAAGCCATTGTTGCACGGCTGGGTGAGACTACATGAGTGAAATTGAGCTGATTTCAGAGCTGACGGACATTTGCATCCGTCAGGCTGAGATCATCAAGGCACAAGCCTATGTGTTAGAGCAGTTCGGTGCTGAGGTGATGGAGGAAGAGCGGCTGAAAGAATTAAACCGCCTACGTGGTGTTGCTGGGGTTTGGGAGGAGGACACGCTATGAAAAGAGAACGGGTAGGAAAATGGGTGCTGTCTCTGCTCCTATGGACGTGGACTGGTGGGCTGTATTTCTTTATGGAAGTCGCATGGAAGACATTCCAAGGCAGGCCAGAGACGATTTCCTGGACAATGTTTGTACTGGCTATTTTCTTGGCTATCCCGCTGGAACGGTTTGGAGCGGAATTGCCTTGGAGTATGCCGTTGTGGGCACAGACTGCGATTTGTGCTACAGCGATTACAGTTGCGGAGTTCGTAGCAGGTCTTATCCTCAATATCTGGCTGGGGCTGGGGATTTGGGATTATTCTCACTTGTTTGGAAATATTCTGGGTCAAATTTGTTTGCCGTTCTATTTTATCTGGATTGCGGCCTCAGCTGTGGGGATTGTCATGCTGGACTGGATGCGATATGCGGTAGAGGGCGGAGAAAGACCGCGATACACATTCTAATTACAGAATGAAACTACTATTTGCTAACCATTTCTTTTGAGAGCTGCACCTTTTTCGGGTGCAGCTCTTTTCATATAGGAGGTGAGGGATATGGGACGAAAGACAAAGCAAAACAAAATCACTTCGCCTGAGTTGATTGCCCAGATCAATCCAAAGAACATTCGGCTGATGAATGACTTCCTGGACTATCTGAGGTCGGTTGGCAAGGCGGAGTCTACTGTAAAAGCGTATACCAGTGACCTATACATCTTCTTTGTGTGGGTGCTCCAAAATGCTGACAACAAATATTTCCCTGAGATTTCTAAACGAGATATTGTTGCCTATCAAAACTGGCTGCTGCGGAACAACGAAAACTCACCTGCGCGTGTGCGCCGGCTGAAAGCAACGCTGTCTTCTCTCAGCAACTATATTGAAGCCATTTTGGATGACGAGCTACCCAACTTCCGTTCAATCGTTCGGAAGATTGAGAACCCGATCAATGAGCCTACCAGGGAGAAGACGGTGCTGACCGATGAGCAGGCCGACACACTCCAGGACTACCTTACAGAACACGGGCAGTATGAGAAAGCCTGCTGCTTTGCGTTGGCGCGATATTCGGGACGGCGCAAATCTGAGCTGGTGCGGTTCAAGGTATCGTACTTTGATGACGAAAACATTATCTACGGTTCACTTTACAAAACGCCTGAGAAAATCAGGACAAAAGGGCGTGGTGTCAACGGTAAAATGCTGACTTGTTACGTGCTCTCAAAGCCATTTAAGCCGTATCTGGATCGGTGGCTGGAAAAGCGGCAGGAGTTGGGAATTGAAAGTGAGTGGTTGTTCCCCAATAAGGAAGATTTTACACAACCGCTTCCGATTTCCACACTGAACAGTTGGGCGGAGACATTCTCCGCTATCCTGGAAATCCCTGTGTATTGGCACAGTCTACGGCATTTCTTTACAACCTCGCTTGCCAAAGCCAATCTGCCGGACTCTGTAATCAAGACCATTATCGGCTGGGACAGTCTTGAAATGGTTGCGACATACAAGGACATCGACGATGAGGAAGAAATCGGAAAGTATTTTGCTGATGGTGAGATCATTGCCCAGAAGCAGACGGGGCTTTCTGATCTGTAAGGGAGGAATATATGAATGAGCAAGTAATTCACGACTACTTTCGTGCGAAAGGGTTGAACGAGTACGGGATCGCCGGTTTGATGGGCAATTTGTTTGCTGAGAGCGGCCTTAACCCCAAGAATTTGCAGAACAGTTATGAAAATGCTCTCGGTATGAACGACAACGCCTATGTTGCCGCTGTGGATAATGGCACCTACACAAACTTCGTGCAGGACAAGGCGGGTTTTGGACTCGCACAATGGACTTATTGGAGTCGGAAGCAAGCCCTTCTGAACTTTGCAAAGGCTTCTGGCAAATCTATCGGCGATCTGAATATGCAGTTGGACTTTCTTTGGAAAGAGCTGTCTGAAAGTTACCCCAGTGTTTTGGCGGTGCTGAAGACGGCTCTTTCCGTGTTTGAGGCGTCCAACGCTGTATTGCTGAATTATGAGAGGCCGGCAAATCAAAGTGTGGGCGTTCAGAAAAAGCGGGCTGAGTATGGACAGAGGTACTATGACCAGTTCGCTATGACCATTCAGAAAGGAGGGAGCGCTATGAAATATTCAGAGCGCAACAAGCCCCTGGTATGTATGCAGACCCATAGCACCTGCTATCAGGGCACTCGGAAAATGGATGTCAAAGGCGTTTTGTGGCACAGCACTGGCGCGAACAATCCTACATTGCGGCGCTATGTGCAGCCTGGTGCCGATGATCCGAACTATGCCAATCTGATGGCACTGCTTGGCAAGAACAACAACGGGAACGACTGGAACCACACTTCTGTGCAGGCAGGCTTGAACTGCTGGATTGGCAAGCTGGCAGATGGCAGTGTTACTACCGTCCAGACTATGCCGTGGAACTATCGGCCTTGGGGCTGTGGTTCGGGAAGCAAAGGCTCTTGCAACAACGGCTGGATTCAGTTTGAGATCTGTGAAGATGGTCTGGCAGACGCCGACTACTTCAACAAGGTCTACAAGGAGGCGTGCGAGATTACCGCCTACCTTTGTAAGCTCTACAACATTGATCCGCATGGGACGGTTCTGGTCAACGGCGTGAAAGTGCCCACCATTTTGTGCCATGCTGACAGTTGCAGGCTGGAGCTTGGCTCTAACCACGGCGATGTGCTTCACTGGTTCCCGAAGTTTGGGAAGTCAATGGAGACAGCGAGGAATGATGTGGCGGCACTGCTGGGTTCTGCACCGGCGTCAAAGCCAACAAGTGTGAGTTACCAGGCAAAGGTTATTGCTCAAGACGGATTGAACTGCCGAGATAATCCTAACGGTTCAATTATCATGACATATCCGGCGGGCACTCTGCTCAGTATTTCTCAGGAGAACAACGGCTGGGGCTTTACTGGTACAGGCTGGGTGTCTTTGGATTGGGTAGAAAAAATCAAAACGGATAATGGCATGGAGGATGA